TTCCGCCCCAGGGCATAGACATTAGACAGCTTTCTATAAATGTTCACATTGAGATGAAATCTCCCTCTATGCAAACAAAGCCAGTTCGGATACGCGCAATGTCTTTAGTTTCTAGAGCTTTTGGTTCAGATGCCCCTGGAAAAATCGGTACGAAATTTAGTAAAGAAATTTTTCCATACACCAAATACGGCAACTACAACATATACAGTTCCGTCGTTCCTTTTTCAACGTACAAAGACTCAAGTCCACACCTCTACTTAACAAATAGTTCTGGAATAAGAATTGTGGGAAGCGGTACAAACGGCTCTCAGGGAATTTTTATACCAGTAAACAATGAAAATGCACCAAATTTTCTTGTGTCTTCCATTTCTTTTTCTATGAATAGTGAACGAGAGCCTTTTTCTGAGGAAGAAAAAAAGATTGCAGAAATAGAGTCTAACGACAACACGGTAGAAATATACGTGGTTAAGGAAAGCTCTTTGTCAGATCGTGGAAGAATTTTTGCGAGAAGAAAGCCAGGACTGTCAGACCCCTCGAACACAGTTTACAACCTTAATGGAATAGTCTTTTTTATCAATGGAGTTCCGACAGCCACTCCTTATGTATCGATGGGGCAGTGGAACCGCATTGGTATGGCCTTTGATAAGACGCTGAACTTTTCTGAAAACTCTGGAGGAATTAGACTAGTTGGGAAGCAACTGTTTGGGGGAATATCTTATTATCGACAGTCTGACTTCAACAGAAGATTAGAGGTTGCTTCTGGAGTGAATAGTCAAATGTCAGAAGTTTTTTCTTTGGCGACTGCTGAGGTTGTGCCCATCTCGCACTTTTATTGGGGGCCGAGCAAGGGTACTGGAACCTCAAGATTTTTTGGGCCAAACCCGTCAGAGATTTATGGTTCATATACGGGAACTGATAGGCTTGTTGTTGGTGACGATGAGCCATTGGTATTTGGAAATTACTTTTATGCTATATATAAAGACCTGGCAGTGCAATCAATAACCATATCTCCGGTCTAATATGGTATACTTGTGGTTATGAAACAACAAAAACCTCGATTCCCTGGTCAAATTGGTGACACAAAAGTAAACGTAATACCCAAAATGTACGATTGGGGAGTGTACTACTGGAAGCTTCCTAACGGAAGAAAATTTTCAGACGGAAGCGGGAACTTTCTTACAATTGCGTCAGACAAGGGCGACCTTGCAAAGATTCAGCAGTTGCAAGATGCGGCGGCACATTACGGAAGGCCAGACGGCACTGCGGTATTTGAGGCTGGTGCAAGAAAGATCACCGACGAAGAGCACTCCGAACAGATTGATCGTCTAAAGCAGGGAATGATTCCCAGCCTTAATGACTTGGGTGCCATTCACGCAGCACAGCAAACGTTTAGGGCTTACGGGGACAACGACTAATGAATGAATATGTCGTCCCCGCTAGCATTGACGAAGCGATAGAAGCTGATGAAACGTTCAACAGGCAAGACCCATTCAACAAGACATGGGATGACGTAAAATCTTATTCTGGTATGGAAAAAAACTTTAAGCGTAGGGCAGACCGAATGAAAAAGTTTGACCAGTCACCACAATACCTAGATTCTGCAATGGCTAACAGTTCAGGAATAAAGGGGGCACAGTCAAAAGAAATTAACCCAGGCACTGTTTATCGAAACGGTTACGGAATGTTTGACGTTATTACGCCGCCCTGGAATATGTATCAGCTAGCAAACTTCTACGACACCTCTTTTGCAAATCATGCTGCAATTGATGCAAAGGTTGCTAACATTGTCGGTCTCGGATATTCCATTCAGAATTCAAGCAGAGCACAGCTTGCCATTGAAAACTCCACAAACAGAACAGCCACAGACAAGGCAAGAAAAAGACTTGAGCGTTCCAGGGTCGAGCTTGAAGAGTGGCTAGAAAGCCTCAATAGCGATGACTCGTTTACGCAAACACTATCTAAGTTTTATACAGATGTTCAGGCAACGGGCAACGGATACTTGGAGGTTGGTCGCACAGTCAATGGAGACATTGGATATGTGGGTCACATTCCGGCTACCACCGTAAGGGTACGTAGGCTAAGAGACGGCTTCGTTCAGATTATTGGAAGCAAGGTTGTGTACTTTAGAAATTTTGGGGCATCTAACCAAAATCAAATTACAGAAGACACTAGGCCAAACGAAATTATCCACTACAAAGAGTATTCACCACTTAATACCTTTTATGGTGTTCCAGACATAATGTCTGCAATATCTTCATTGCAGGGTGACCAGTTGGCTTCACAGTACAACATTGATTATTTTGCAAACAAGGGCGTTCCCAGGTACATTATAACTCTTAAGGGTGCAAAGCTTTCCCCTGACGCAGAGGATAAGATGTTCAGATTCTTGCAGACTAGCCTTCGTGGTCAGTCTCACAGAACTCTTTATATTCCGTTACCCGGAGATTCTGACACCAACAAGGTTGAGTTTAAGATGGAGGCCGTAGAAAACGGGGTACAGGAAGCCTCATTCAAAGAGTACAGAAAAGAAAACAGGGACGACATTCTTATCGCTCACCAGGTGCCCCTATCAAAGATTGGTGGAGGAGACTCCTCTGCCATTGCCGCTTCTATAGCCCAAGACAGAACTTTTAAAGAGCAGGTATCAAGGCCAGCACAGAGAAACTTAGAAAAGTCTATTAACAAGATTGTTCACGAAAAGACAGACATGCTTGACTTCAAGCTTAACGAGTTGACCTTAACTGATGAAAACGTTGAGTCTCAGATTGTTGAAAGATACGTCAAGACTCAGGTAATGACAATTAACGAGGCACGAGACAAGATCAACCTCCCACCACGAGATGACGGAGACAAGGCATTCGAAATGTCTCCTAGGCAGGCTACGGACATGAGAGCAAACGTTGCACAGAACAGACAGAGAGATTCTGAAAGAGCAAACGAGCAGTCTGACGGAACAGCAACAGTGTCTGGAAGAAACGCCCAGGGAGAGGGACGCTCTTCTTCATAACGTTTTTATAACTTTGTGAAAAAAGATGCTATAATTGGCTTAGTATGACTATTGAGAAAGCTCTATGGAGCGCCGATGGGGAAAACATTCGTATGTCTATGCCACTTACCAAAGTGGATATAGAGCGAAGAATCGTTTCTGGATTCGCTACCCTGGATAACGTGGACAGGCAGAACGACATTGTTAGCACAGAAGCTAGCGTAAAAGCCTTTTCACGATTCAAAGGAAATATCAGGGAAATGCACCAGCCCATTGCTGTGGGAAAGCTTGTATCGTTTAAGCAAGACAGATACTTCGATGCAGATACCAAAAAGTTTTACTCTGGGGTATTTGTGTCTGCCTACGTTTCAAAGGGAGCACAGGACACCTGGGAAAAGGTTCTCGATGGGACATACACAGGATTTTCAATTGGCGGGGTAATGAAAGAATGGGATGACGCTTTTGATGAAAATGCAGAGTCTCCCATTAGAGTGATTAAAGATTATGACCTCTATGAGTTATCTCTTGTTGATAGCCCAGCCAATCAGTTTGCCAGCATCGTTTCTATCGAAAAAGTAAACGGTGTTGACGTTTTAAAGGGTGAGGTCACAGAGACTGTTCTAGAAAATGTTTTCTGGGACGAACAGTCTGGCCTTGTTCTTTTGTCAGAAGAAGATGCCGTTATCAGTCCTGCCTCGGACATGCCAATGAAGAACATTGGTTTTGTCGAGAAGTCTGATTCGGCAAAAGCTGACATGATTAAGTTCTTAGTGGATGATGCTAAAGGCATTACAGCTTCTAAGATTAATAAGGAGGTAAGTCCTATGACAGAAAATGATGTAGCAGAAACTGCTATCGAAAAGTCAGAGGTTGCTCCAGAGGCAGAGACCGTCGCAGAAGATGTTGTAGCAGAGGTTGCAGCAGAAGAAGTGGTGGAATCTGAGGTAGTAGAAGAAGAGACCATTGAGAAGTCAGTGGATGAATCTCCTGTTGAAGATACTGTTGCTCCTGTAGAAGAGATTGCTAAGTCAGTCTCCGAAGAAGCAACAGAAATCAAAGACGCTATTACATCAGCCTTTAGCGACCTAACCGAAATCGTAAAGTCTCTTCACGAGCAGATTTCAGAAATGCAAAAATCAATTGGTGTAACAAATGAGGCTGTTGCCGCAGTCAAGTCAGAAGTTGACAGCACCAAGCAAGAGTTTGGAAAGAGTATGGACAAAGTAATTAAAGATACTGCTTTCCGTAAATCTGGCGACTTAGGCGAAGTTGTTCAGGAGCAACCAGAACTGGTTGAGAAATCCCTATGGGGCGGTCGTTTCCTCAAAACTGCCGACTTGTTTAAGTAGCAAATAAAAATCACTTAGGAGGTGACAAAAATGTCAGAAGATATTAAGAAAAATCAACCAGGTGAATCCGGGGAACTCGGAGGAACTGCACCAGGCCTATATCAGGGTCAGGGAGCATTCGCATCTGGTGGCGTTGGCGGAGTAACTGACCCAGGTGCAGACGTACTTGGCAATATCCCCAATGCAGAATTTGGCGTTACAGATGGTCGCAACGGCGTAAACCCCTCGGGTGCCGCTGGCGGCGGAATTCTTCGTCCAGAGCAAGCAAGACGTTTTATTGATTACGTATGGGATGCAACGACTCTTGCACAAGATGGTCGCCGCGTAACAATGCGTGCCAACTCAATGGAGCTAGAGAAGGTCAACGTTGGTGAGCGCGTAATCCGTGCCGCTGCTCAGGCAGACGGTCGTTACACGAACACTGGTGCGACATTCACCAAGGTAGAGCTAACTACTCGCAAGATTCGTCTTGACTGGGAAGTTTCTGCTGAGGGTCTAGAAGACAACATTGAGGGAGGTGCCCTAGAAGACCACTTGGTTCGTCTAATGACAAATGCTTTTGCAAATGACATTGAGGACCTCGCCATTAACGGTGACGGTACAACAGGAAACTTCCTTAGCATCATGGATGGATTCATTAACAGAGAGAAGTCAAACGGTGACGCGCACGAGGCTGTCGTAACAGTAGCCAACAACGCATGGACACCATCTGTTATGCAGGAAATCATCTATGCTCTGCCTCGCAAGTACCGTGCCCTTAAGAACGGACTCAAGTTCTATGCAGGAACCGACGCATTCGCAGGAATCGTTGCCCAGAATGGAACACTTGCTGATGCAGTTGCAGAAGCGTTTGCTGGTCAGGTACCAGGAAGCACCGCTGCTAACCGTCAGAACTACCTTGATGGTGTTGGTCAGACATTTGGTGGCGCTCGCACCACTCGTGTCCTCGGCATCGAAGTACAAGAAGTTCCATACTACCCAGAGGGCTTTGTTGACCTAACATTCCCAACGAACCGTATTTGGGGCTTCCAGCGAGACATTACTGTGAACCGCGAATATGTGGCCAAGAAGGACACAATCGAGTACACCGTATTTGTTCGCTTCGGTCTCCAGTGGGAGGAAGAGGACGCAATTGCGTTCGCAGACTCCGACGCACTGGATTCATAACTAAATACGATTGAAGCTTTGGGGGTAGGAGCCTTTGTGCTCCTGCCCTCTTTGCTTTTTAATCTGATATAATATAAAACTAGGAGGATTTTTATGTCAACAGAACTAAACGAACCTGGTGTGGTAGAGCCAGAAGCTTTAACAAATGAAGCGACGACAGAGGCAAGCCCCTCTGTGGAGAATGTAGACCACCAGGGTGACGGAGACATTAAAATCTCCAAGCCCAACACCATGCCGGTAGCAGACGAGGAAAAAGTTATTGGCTCTTCGGGCACAACCAAAAAGGGTGGAAAAAAGGCTAGTGGCGCACTTACTGTAAAGGGTGGAGTCGTTGGCTCAAGTGCAGCCGAGGCAAAGCCAAAGGCAGTGAAAAAGGTTGCTACCAAGGAAAGCGACAAGGTTGCTATCTTTTCTACAAGAAGCGTTCGGTGGCCAAATGTCGGCAACGTCGTAAAGGGGTACAACATCGTATCTTTGGCGGCATCAGAAAAGTGGCTAGCAAGAGACCACGTAAGAGAAGCCACTCCAGAAGAAGTAGCAAGAGAGTACGGTCAGTAAGAGAATGGAGCTACTGAGGGTTTCACCATTTCCAATTCAGCTTCCCATCACTGTAGAGACTACAGGAATAGAGTACGAAGTTTCTGTCTTGGACTTGGTGGACCACTCAGTATCAAAGCAGACAGTTGTTGCAGAAACAGGACTCATTGCGCTTGTAACCCTGCCTTCCGACAGAGACGGAAACTATACCGTATCCTGGGGGAATGAAGAGGAGGATGTTTCTGTCATTAGGCCATACGTTGATGCAAATACAAAGGCAACTACAGCATCTGAAATTGCCGATTATAATAAACACGAGCAGATAGCCAGAGCGATTATTGATTCTGTCGTAACTTCTGGTTTCTACTACAGGAAGCACATTCTTCAAACTTCTGGCCAAGGCTCTGATTACATTCCACTCTGGGTAAATGCTAGAAAAATTTTTTCGGTATCTGAAAACAACAAGACCATTTATGATGTTGATAGCATAGAAGAATACCCTCGCAAATTTGAAATAGTAAAGAATAGAACAGCCATTGCAGAATCTTATGCTGGCGGAATAAATAGGATTGAGGGAGCGCCTTTGATTCTTCCTTTTGCACCAAGCGATAGCCTGGACCTATCTTACAGCTATAGGGGCTTCCCCAACACATTTGACTACACGTTTGTCCTCGGTGTGGGATACAAGACCTTGCCAACAGACCTAGTTCTTGCGGCAGAAATGCTGATCGATGACCTCATGTGCGGAAAGCTTGAGTATTTTAAGCGGTACGTATCAAGCTATGACACAGATCAGTTCAGTATAAAGCTTAATGACAAGATTGCTTTCGAAGGAACCGGAAACATTCTCGTTGACAAGATTCTTTCAAACTACACAAACTCTATAACAACACTAGGAGTATTGTAGGATGTTATGCGAAGCTACAGACTTTACGTTCCCCATGCTGGCAGATATTTATTACCCCATCGTTGAGCAGGGAGCTTACGGAAACGTTTCCAAGGTTTGGATGCATGACAAGTCAATTGCCTGTAACTTTCAGCCAGAGGCGAAGACAAGCCAGGTAGACGTAAGAACAAACATTGATGTATCTTACAAATTAGTTTTAACAGGAAGAACAAGAAAAGACTTAAGGGTTGCCACCTCTGGCGAAGACTTTGCAGTTACTAATGTTTTAATTTCTAACATCAGAGATACCTCTGGAAACATAATATACAAAGAGACTGCTGGTGTAAGGTCGGGCATGGGTACACTGTTCGAGATTTCTTCTAGTCAGCCTTTTGTCAACGCCTTTGGATATGTAGAGTTTTTTAAGGTAACTCTGTCACGCTCAGAAAATCAGGGGGCAGACGTATGATAGGCGTAAAGTTTGATGACAGGGCTTTTATGTCTGAGATGAACAACATTGTTGAGTATGCCGCTGGATTCCTTGAGGGTGCCAGGTCTGGAAAAAGAAAGTTTTTGGACAACGTAGGAGCGGGCGCGGTAGAAGAGCTAAAGCAGTTCATTGATGTGAATGCAAGAATGGACCCCACTGCACTCCACCACGTATACGAGTGGTCTCAAACAGGAGGCTCTGAGGGTAGGCTGTTTGACATTCACCACACGGTCAGCAACCTTGGATTATCGCTCAAGTCAGAGTTTTTACAGTCTCAGTCAGTGCGCGCAGGGTCAAAAGAGCCTTTTACAGACAAGGCATCCATTATGGAGTCTGGAATGACTGTAACGATTTCGCCAAAGAATTCTAGCGTGCTTGCCTTTGATGTTGATGGAGAAACCGTCTTTACTCCAAACGACATAACAGTAGAGAATCCAGGTGGCGATGCTGTTCAGGGTTCATACGAAAGAGTGTTCGACCTATTCATGAACAAGTATTTCTCACAGGCGTTTTTGCTTGCTAGCGGAATATCCTCCAGGATACAGAATCCAATAGCATTCAAGAATGATCTTAAGGCAGGGTCCAGGGGCGGAAGGTCTGTAGGAGTGTCTACTGGATTCCGGTGGATTGCAAATGCGGGGGTAACGTAATGTCTGCTATATCTTATGCACCAATACTCATCAATGAGTACATTTCTGAAAAGGTAACAGAGAGACTGTCTGAGCACTTCTCTGAAAGCATGAAGATATTCCCCAGCCTTCCAACAGACATAAACTCTTTATCGGAAAGCTTTCCTGCTGCCGCTAGCGATGTGTTTGCCAGTTATGACAGAATGATTAAGTTTAGGCGCACACCGTTTCCTCACATAAAAACAGAGCAGGTGATGTATTACTTGTACAAGATGAACTCAGACCCAGAGGCTCTGATTGAGGCTACACAGGTAATTGCAGACCTGTTAGACAGGGGAGACGAGTCTGCACAAGAGCTAAATTCCTGGGTAGCAGGCAAATCCGTTAACGGAATAATTACATTTGGAACGGGTTCACTAGCAAGAAACTTTAAGCCAGTATTCTTTCACGAAACAAGAATCTTTCAACTAGAAGAAGCCAGAGACGTAAAGACAAGCTATACCACAAGAAGTTATATGGCATCAAAGATGATTATCGATTACAAGTATCACACCAAAAATTATCTTTAGTATCAAATGGTTGGTATAATGATAAATGAGGAAACGCGCCTAATTTTATATAGAAAAATGAGGTGAAACAAAATGGCTTATTCAAGAGGTTCAAGCGCCAACATTATCGTTGGTGCCGCCGCTCTCTTCACATTTGAGGATGGGCAGCTTGATGACGTAGAGCTACCGGCATATGCAGATGGTGTCTCGTACAGAGAGACCCTTTCTTCGGTTGCTAACAGTGCTTCTTTCCGTAACGTGGGTTACACCATGAACGGACTAGAAATTCAGTTCCAGCCTGACTTCGGTGAGGTTCAGGTTGACCAGATTCTTGACGTTGCAAAGCTATACAAGCAGGGTATGCAGGTTAACCTGAACACTGCTTTTGCTGAGTCAACGCTAGAGAATCTTCTGTTTGCAATTGCTGGAAATGCTGGTGACCTAGTTACCGGAGCAACCGAAAATACTCTAAACCTTACGGCTGGAGATATTGGTGAGTGCCCCGTAGAACGTGGACTTGTTGCTGTTGGACCAGGTACAGGCGACTGTGCCCCAGTAGAGGCTATCGAGCGCATCTATGTTGCTTACCGTGCGCTTTCAATTGAGAGCGTTACAGTATCTGCAAAGCGTGACGAAGCAACCATGTTCGAGGTATCGTTCCGTCTGCTTCCAAACGACCAAGGTTCGTATGGAAAGATTGTAGACCGTACCATCCCAGCGGGTTCGTAATACAAAACCCGCTAAACTTGACTGCTCAGACTTCGGTCTGGGCAGTTTTGTTTTTGCTACACTTAGTATATGGCTATAGAAATATACAAAGAAGAAGAAGTTTTTTTAGTAGACGGAACATCTATGATACTGGCTCCACTCAAGATTGTTTATCTTAAAAGAGTTATGGACAGGTTCAGCCTTTTGTCCGAGTCTTCGAGGGAGATGGATAAGACAGAGGTTCTTGTCTCTTGTGCTCTTGTTGCTATGAAGCAGTACCGTCCAGAAATCGACACGGTAGAAAAGGTAGAAGATGTTGTAGATATAGATATCATATACAAGATTCTAGACATTGGCGCTGGAATAACAATGAAAGAGCAAGAGCCAGAGACCAAGGCCAAAGATGCAAAAGGTAAGTCTGACTGGGCATCCCTAGACCTGGCCTCGCTTGAGGCAGAGGTATTTTTGCTGGGTATATGGAAAAGCTATGAAGAGCTAGAACTGTCTATATCAATGCCAGAGCTTATAGCAACACTTGAGTCTCAAAGAAAGTCAGACTACGATAGCAAAAAGTTTTTTGCAGCAATTCAGGGTGTGGACATTGACAAGAATAGCTCAAAGGGTAACGAATGGGAAGAAATGAAGGCTAGGGTATTCAGTGGAAACAAGACCGATGACCCCAATGACATACTTGCATACCAAGGGGTTAGTGCTCAAAAGGCAGGGTTTGGAATTAACATGGGCCTAAGCTACGAAAAGATTGACTAATTAAAAACCTCCCCTGTGATATAATTGACACAGACCTTTGAAGGAGGAAAATACAATAATGTCAGAAGCGACAATTAACGAAAAAAAGACAGTTACCCTTATTGACGGCACCAAGATTGTGGTGAGACCACTAAAGATTTCACTACTAAGGCCATTCCTAGATAAGTTTGGAGAGATTCAAAAAGTAGCAGAAGACAACTCAAAGTCTATGACAGTTCTTCTGGAGTGTGTACAAATTGCAATGAAGCAGTATGAGCCAAAGCTTGCAGAGGACCTTGACGCAATTGAAGACAACATTGATCTTCCAACGGTATATGCAATTATCGAGGCAGCATCTGGAATCACTCTTGATGGAGCTAGTCTAGGTCTATAGACCCAGATAAGAGGTGTTGATGAATGGCTGATATTCAATCCAACATAGATATTAATGTTTCGACTGGCACCGCGCTAGCGAACATTCGTAGTCTGCAAAGGGAAATATCAGCCTTTCACACCTCTATGGCGAGAGGCGGCGCAGCCGCCAATGTTCAGTCTGCTCAAATGCAGCAGAACTTGCTCAACACCGTTAATGCAACGGGTAAGTTTAGAGCGTCTATTCAGAACATTTCCACAACTACGGAAACATTTACAAACGCCCTAGAAAAGAACAAGCTCTCAATGGCAGAGTCTTTTCGCTTTGCCGGGGCAGCGAGTGGAAAGTTTGGACAAAGATTCTCTACTGAAATGTCAACTATTGACAAGGTTGCTAGAGAAAGGGTCAAGAGTGTCCAGACCCAGTTTATTAAATTAGGAAGAGATGCCAACGGCTCTCTCAGGGGAATTGCTGTAAGGCCGCTAGCTCTTGACATGGACAATCTGGCCACAAGGACGGCTATAGCGGCACAGAAGCAGCAACTGTTTAACAAGCTTGTGAATCAGGGTTCAACAAACCTTCTAAACTTTGGTAAGAATACTCAGTGGACTGGTCGCCAACTTATGGTTGGTTTCACAATTCCTCTAGGAATCTTTGGAGCAACAGCATCAAAGGTATTCATGGACCTAGAGAAGCAGGCTATCGCCTTCAAGAAGGTATACGGAGACCTCTTCACCATTGAGTCTGAGAAAAACAAGGCACTCAAAGATGTAGAAGACATTGCCAAGTCCATGACTACTTATGGCGTTGCAATCAAGGACACAATGGGGCTTGCGGCAGAGGCAGCAGCCGCAGGTTTTCAGGATGCACAACTCATGGCCCAGACCGAGCAAGCAACAAGGCTCGGAATCCTTGGTCAAATCGATAGCCAAAAGGCCCTAGAAACAACAATTGCTCTACAGAGTGCATTCCAGATTTCCACGGAAGACCTTGCAGACTCCATTAACTTCCTTAACGCCGTAGAGAACCAGACAGTTCTTTCTCTAGACGACGTGACTACAGCCATTCCAAAGGTTGCTCCAGTTATTCAGCAGCTTGGAGGTGACGTACAAGACCTAGCATTCTTCCTTTCAGCTATGAAGGAAGGTGGTATTAACGCATCCGAGGGTGCTAACGCTCTAAAGTCTGGTCTTGCCTCCATGATTAACCCAACCAAGCAGTCTTCTGAAATGCTTGCTCAGATGGGTATTGACATTAATGGAATCGTTAATTCAAACCAGGGAGACCTTAAGGCAACGGTTGTTGGATTTGCCGAAGCCCTAGATACCCTTGACCCACTGAACAGGGCAAAAGCCATTGAGCAGCTATTCGGTAAGTTCCAGTTTGCTAGAATCTCCGCACTGTTCTCTAACGTTATCCGCGACGGTAGCCAGGCATCAAGAGTTCTAGACCTTGCAGGAACTTCACTAGAAGAGCTATCATCTCTAGCAGACTCCGAGCTTGGAATTGTTGCAGATGCAACGTCTACAAAGTTTATGGCAGCAATGGAAAACATAAAGTTTGCAATTGCTCCAATTGGAGAAGAGTTCCTTAAGCTCGTAACCCCCATACTCACTTTTGGAACAGAAGTTCTGACTGCCTTTAACAGTCTTGATGCTGGGATGCGGCAGTTCGTTATTGGAACGATTGGTGTTCTCGGCGGTATAGCACCAATAGCCATTATGGTATTCGGTCTATTAGCTAACGGTGTAGCAACATCTATTAAGGCATTCATGTTCTTGAGAAACCTGTTCCTTAAGACGGGAGGCTCTTCTCAGATACTTGGTCAGCAAACAGAATACATGACACAGCAACAGCTTGAGGCAGCGGCTGTAGCAGCATCTCTGGGGCAGACACACAGTCAGTTGACTCAAATCTTTACAGCCGAGGCTGGAGCCGTTACAGCCCTTGCAGCGGCCTATAACAGCGCTACAGCAGCGCAGAGGGCATTTAGCGGTCCAGTCATGGGTAGCACCCTGGGTCGTGGTCCAAAGGTTCCTGGATTCAACAAGGGAAAAATGGCGGGGTACAACAAGGGAATCGTAATGGTTCCTGGTTCTGGAAACAAAGACACAGAGCCAGCAATGCTGACACCAGGCGAAGCAGTGATTCCAGCAGACATGGCTAAAAAGTATGGGTCTCTAATCAACGCAATGATTAGCGGAAACATTCCTGGGTTTAATAGGGGTCTGGGCTACACTAATGCGGTTGTAAGCAACAGCAGGGGCGTAAATAGTGAGCTTAACAAGGGCGGAACCAGTAGACAGGGGCTTTCAGCAGAAATGTCTTTGGGGGGACCTGCCATTCTGTCTCCAATACTTTCTGAAATTGCAAGAGCTTTAGGAGCAAAGTCTTCATCACAAATAACGGCCCTTGTTACCAAAGACCCTAGATTTGTAAAGTTTGCAAAAGACCTCTCTAGCGGTGCTGTTGATGCTATTTCTTCGGGCGTTGGAAAAGTTTTCGACCCAGAGTATTCTGAGATTATGACAAGAGAGGCACAAAAGGCTGCAAAGTCTGGAGGAGAGGCCTTTGAAAAAGCCGTCAACCATGTTTTTACAGAAATAACTACAATAGACGACACATCTGCAATGAGGCTTTCTTCAGATCAAAAAACCCTTAGAAGTTCTGGAAGGCAACAGTTAGCGGTGGGGGCTGGCTCATTCGTAGGGAGAAAGCCTGGGTATAACGCGCTAGCCATGGGGTTGCCAGGAACTGTCCCCACTGACTCCGTTTTGTCCCACGTAACAAGGCCAAGAGAAGACTCTATCAACAATATGCTTGATGGAAGACAGCCAACAAAATCAGCAATTAGAACCCGAGAGTCTTTGGCCTCTGGAACTCAGGAGGTTTTCTTAGAAAAGTCTAATATTCGTGGCTCTATGAGTAGAGGTGCTGGTCTTGCTGGAGCAAAGGCAGCCGTAGAAGCCCAAAGGGGTTCAATGGAGGCAGCAGGAATAGAAATAGTCAACTCTTCGGCTCAATCTGTGGCAAGAGGAATAAGAATAGCATCTGACTCCAGGTCTCCTTCAAGAGAAGCACAAGCCGCAGGAGAGGACATTGCTAAGGGTTCATTAATTGGACTAAACTCCCAAAAGGATGAAATGCTTGCCGCAGGCACAAGTCTTGGTGAAGCAGCCGTAAAGGGTAGCAGAAGAGCCATGCAGGGGGCTGACGGAACAACCCAAAGACTAGTAAACGGTGTGCCCGTTATGCCCCAAGGTACTCAGGCCGCAACGGTAGCAAGAACTTCTGGAAGAAGATCGTCTGCTCCAACGCAAACTGTTGGTTCATCGGTAATACCACCAGGACACTTTGAAAAGATAATAGCAGGCAACCAGGCAGCGGCAGACAGTCAACA